TGTAAAGGTTATCACGAACACGAAGAAGATGGTAAGATCTGGTATATGCCTTGTGAATCTCACGATCAAATAAAAAGTACAGAAAATGAGTAACATTCCATTATATAAAGTTGTGCTTGGTGAAAAAGAAGGAAGCGGTATGTTCCGTATATCTCTTGTTAATAAACCAGCCATTGAAGAGGGTTTTATAACTCTAGCAGAAGATAAAAAGCCTTCATTTAAGTTTGCAAACGAAGAAAAGAAACAGGTTGTCGGTCCTATTATGATTCCCGATATGCCTATATATCGCAGTTCTCCTACTATAGGAGATTATAATCTAGTTTTTCCTAAAGATGCTATTGAACAGATTATGCACAAGTACAGTAAGGATGGCTTGTTCAACTCTTTCAACATTGAACACGAACTAGAAACACAAGAAGTAACAATGCTTGAGATATGGATGAAAGAAGCCGATCAAGACAAGAGTAACTCATACGGATTCGACCTACCGGTTGGAACTGTATTCGTTAAGGCTCAAATTGAGTCTGACGAACTTTGGGCTGATGTTAAGTCCAATGAACTTAATGGATTTTCCATTGAGATTAAATCCGATATCGTAGAACAAAAAATGAGTAATAAAATGGATTTCAAATTCGCTGTAGAACTTGGTGAGCGTATTGCCAAGTTAGAAGCTATTGTATCTAAGGTTACTGAAGATCACTCTGCTGTTATGGAACTATGGTCCGAGACACAAGAGAAATTTTCTAATACTGAAGAAGTACAAGAGCAAAAAGAAGTAGCGGAAGATATGTCTGCTGAAGAGCCAACCGCTGAGGTTGCTCCAGTAGCTGAAGAAGTTTCTCCTGTAGAAGAGCCTGTAGAGGCTTCTTTGTCAGAAGAATCACCTGAAGTTATTGAAAATCAGGAGGCAGAACTTTCTGCTGTAAACGAAGAGTCAGAAGAGAACTCTGTTCAAGAAGCTGAATTGGCTTTATCTGCTGAACAAGAAGGTGTAGAAGCATCTTCTGAGGAGGTAGTAGAAGACAAGACACAAAATTTTGAGCGAATCACTTCGGACAAGGTAAAGATGATTGACAAGTTTTTTGGCAAGCGTTTTTATTGATTTTTTGTATATTAAATTAATTGATTAAAATTAGAATAAAATGGCAATTACTGTCGCAACTTTAGACTGGGGAAACCGCACCCCCGACCTTTTCATCGACTCAATGGTGAAAAGTGCAAAAGTGCTGGACCGTTTCCGTCTTATAGATGGAGTTAAGAACAAAGTACAAGTACCCATCTTTGATGCATCTTTGACTTTTGGTTCTGATCTATGTACGTTTGATGCTCAATCTTCTGCCTCTATCAATGAGAAAGAGATGACTGTATCTACTTACAAGTGGGCTTTCTTGAACTGTAAGAATGTTCTTGAGTCTACTTATCGTTCTGTATTGCTCAAGCAAGGGCAACACAACGAAGAGAGTATGGATGCTCAATTTAAGGATTGGGTATTTGATTACTTTGCTAAATTATCTGCACAAAAGGCTTTAGAATTAGCTGGTACTGGTTTAGCTACTGAAATGAGTGGTGATGCCGCTGTTTTAGATTATGCTACAGGTCAAGCTACTATTAGCTCTTCTAACATCTTAGCTGCTATGCAAGGTGCTTATGAAACTATGAGTGCTGTTATGTTGGCTGCTGTATATGGTGATGCTGATCGAGACTTGAAGCCAGCTTTCTTTATGGGAACTGCTGCTATTCAAGCTTATCAAATTGCTATGGCTGGTCTTTACACAACTACTGCTCAAGGTGTTATTGAAGGAAATATTCCTGCATACTACGGTATGGAAGTTATTCACTTCCCTTCTTTGGCTGCTAATACATTTTTCATCTCAGCTCCAGAGAACCTGTTGATGTTAACAGACGAGTACAATGACGTTCGCGCTATTGATATGAAATGGGAGGCTGAGTTGTCTTCTGATAAGATATGGGGGCAGTTCAAGCTAGGCTTCTCTTACCTTAAAGGTGAAGAGATTGTTTACGCAAGAGAGTCCTAATTAATAACTATTAGAGGGGAGTAAAATCCTCTCTTTTTTAAAAAAAAATAAAAAATGGGTTGTACTGTAGATTTTTCAAGCACTGCTGATATTGCTTACTCTTGTGATCAATTATCAACAGGTGGTTTAAAAACTGTTTATCTTGTTGATAGGGCTGACTTAAATACTAATGGATCATTAACTGTTGCTTCTGGAGCTGGAACTATTTCTGGAACTGGATTAGACACTGATGGTGTTAATGTTCTAACTTTAGGATTTAACAACAAAGATGGTTTCTCTAACTTTACTGATGTAAAAACTCTTAATGCTGATGGTTCTGGTTCTTCTGTTCCTACTATTCAGTTAGAGTTCATTCGTATGGGAGCTACTCTTCGTAATGCTCTTGAGACGATTGCTCGTCCAGGTGCTGAGTTAGTTGCTTTTGTTGAAACAGCTGCTGGAACTTACCACATTGTTGGTTATGATTTCGGATTGTATGCTGGTACTGTAGATGGCGCATCAGGTGTCGCTCGTACTGACAAAAATCGTTTTCAATTGACTTTAGTTGGTGATGAGAACGTGTTGTCTTACACGTTGGATCAAACTAACTGGGACAAGGTTAACGCATAAGGTTAAGCTTTTTAACTAAAGGGGGAGGGGGATTCCCTCCCCTTTTTTTTTACATAAAATAGATGAAGTCAGTAAGTAATGGATTAGTTAACTACGTCTCATTTGTGAGGTCGTATGATATGCAAGTAGAAGCTTACAATGTTAAGCTTGAAAAGATTGTTGGAACATCTGAATACAATTTTACTGGACTTACTGACATTAGTGTAAGTCAAGCTTGCTATGACTTTATCACACTAGCCATTGACCTAGTTAATACAGATGTCGATGGAGGAGAATATTATTTAACTATATCTGGAGCAGGAGGAGATTACGCTAAGTATCTTTGCAATGTTAAAGATCACGAATACGTAAACTCTTCAAACGTAAATACGCTGTTGTCAAGTACAGTAAAAATTAGTAACTTGTAAATTATAAAGTATGGGAGTCTGGAGCAACGTAAAAGAATATTTTTCATCTAACACTTATGTAGTAGCTACTGAGACAAATGTCTCTACAAATCCTCTTGAGAAATCTGTTGAGTCTCTAAATGGACGATACAACATAGGAACAACAGAGGTTGGTAATTACATAAAGTTTGGTAGTCAAGATGATTTTTCTATTGTTTTAGAAAAAATGTTTAAGCAGTCTCCTGTACATTCTGGTATTGTAACCAAGAAAGCAAAGATGGTTGCAGGAAATGATATTTCTTATAACTTAGAGGCTTATAAGACTCCTGCTAAACAGGCTGAGATACGTGCTTTTTTAACAAACTGTGCAGGCAAATCTCAAGGCTTATATAGTCAGATCGTTCACGCCTCTTTTCAATATGAACTTCACGGAGCTTTTGCTTTTTACATTAAATGGAATGCAGACCATAATAAGATTGTTGAGTTGTCTTCTTTGGACATTAAAGGAGTTCGTGCTGAGGAGCCTACGGATGGTAGGGTTACTCATTACATAGTTAGAAGGCGTTTTGGTGTAGCTGCTACGTCTATGCAACACAATACACCTAAGCGTTATCAAGCATTTGATAAGTTTAGCAAGTCAAGAGAACAGGTTCTTTATATGAAGAATCCATATAGCGGAAATAAGTTTTATGGAACTCCAAACTACGTTTCTGCATTTCATTATATCAATGCCGACTTTGAGTTCGGTAAACACATCCGAAACTCTGCCGCTAACTCTTTTACACCTAAAGTATTAGCTACCTTTATTGGTCGCAATATGAGCAATGAACAGAAGCGAGAAGAGTATAACAAGTTCAAGTCTTCTTTCGTAGGGTCTGAAGCTGAACCAGTTGTTGTGTCTTGGGTCAAGAATAAGGACGAAGCTCCAGACTTCAAGACTTTGGATGTTAATAATCTCGATAAGACTGTAGACATATTGTCTCGTTTAAACGATGCTAAAATACTCACTGCACATAACGTAACATCGCCAACTCTTTTCGGTGTTATGGTGGCTGGTAAGCTAGGTGGCACAGGTAATGAACTTGTAACAGCATACCAGATTTTTAGAGCTACGGAAACACTTCCAAACCGCCACTTACTTATGGATGCCGTAACACGCATTTTAACTACTGTTAATTACAATAAAATTGGATTAGCAGTCGTAGAAGAAGAAATTAATTTAGAATCCATAAAAGGAGCTAACACAACTGATATACCTACAGAAAATGGTTAAAGTAATTTTTATTGATGACAACTACATATACCAAAACTACCCATTACCTAAGCGTATGGATAGAGAAGCTCTTTTATCTATTATTACATTAGAGCAGGTAACTTCAATTCAAGACTTATTAGGAACAACTTTATATGAGGACCTGGAGCAGAAAGTGTTTGATGAAAACTTAACTGCAACTGAGCTTGATTTATTTAAATTAGTTAAGTACAGCTTGTGTCTGTACTCTGTTAAAGCATCTGCTACCTTCTTACGTAGTGCGGTAGCTAAAACAAAAAATGAAGAGAAGTCTACTGATAGTTATTCATTAGATTCTATTACTAACGCTATTGATTCTAAGATTCAATATATAAACAAAAGAGTTGTAAATTACATTAAGGGTGATACTACATTACTTGCAAAAGCGCAAGAGAGTGATAATGATTTGTTTAACGAAAATGACGTTTATAACAATTCAGTGTTTTACCCGACTCAACCAACAATAAACGAGTGCGAATAAAATAAAAATTAAATAGCCTTCAATGGAGAATCTCTCAACCTTTGTCAGGACATTAGGAAATCAATTCATTAGGGGTAAAAAAGTTTTTGTTGGGGCTATTGGCCTAGATGGAAAAGTCCTTGATGGAGGAAATAGCTCTGGTACTTCAGGACAAGTATTATCTACTACTGGTTCAAATGTTCAATGGATTACAGTAGGATCATCAAATGTTGAGGGAATTAATGACCTTAACGATGTAACAATCACTAGTCTCGCCTCTGGCGATCTATTAAAATATAATGGAAGTGAGTGGGTTAATTTTACTCACAGTTTCTTAACTACCTCTGCTGAGTTATCTGATCTTAACGATGTAGGTAATTTGAGTCCAAGTAATAATGATATTTTAGTATATAATAGCGGAAGCGGTTTATGGGTCGCTGATTCTTATCCTACTTTTACAGAGGCTGACACTCTTGCTACTGTAACTGGAAGAGGTAACACAACTACAAATAGTATATCTGTTGGCGATATAACATCTACCAAGATTAATGTTCCTAGATTAGAATACGATGGGAAGGTTACTATCGCTTCAACACATCAACCAAGTCAAGGAGATCCAACATATACCTTTCTTGCTTTTAATTTTGGAAGCACAGACGTTGTAACAATTGACGAAGATGGCTACGTAACTGGTGCTGGATTTAAAGTTAGTGGTTCGTCAGGTTTTTTGAAGGCGGATGGTACGATTGACACAAACACCTACCTTACTTCATATACTGAATCACAAGACCTTGATGATGTAACCGATCTTGGAGCAAGTACAACAAATACCATTACTGTTGGAGGTGTTGTTTCACCTGAATATAGTTCTACTGCTGATATAGAAATAATTGCAGACACTCCTGGTAACATTCAACCAACCTCTGGAAATCCCGTTGACCTTATATCATTTATTTGGAACACAACAACATTAGGTGTTATTGACACAGACAGCAATATAACACTTAATGGATTTAAGACCCCTTCGGGGACTTCTGCTGGGTTTTTAAAGGCTGATGGTAGTGTTGATACCACAGCATATCTTTCAAGTGCGCCACAAAGAGATTTAGATAGTTTATCTGATGTTTCAATATCAAATCCTCAAGCTGATGATTTAATTGTTTATGATAATGTCTCTGGAGAGTGGGTTAATAGTTCTTTATCTTTTGCTACAACCTCTTATGTTGATACAGCAGTATCAAACCTTGTATCTTCAGCTCCTAGTACATTAGACACACTTAATGAATTAGCTGCGGCTTTAGGAGATGATGCTAACTTCTCAACTACTATTACAAACAGTATTGCCACTAAGCTTCCATTAGCAGGTGGTACATTGACAGGTAATTTATTACTTAATGATGATGTTAGAGCAGGGTTTGGTGATGATAGTGATTTAAGAATTTATCACGATGGCAATAGCAAGATTGAAACATCAACAAGTAGTGCTGGTGATTTATTTATTACTTCTCAAGGAACAAATCACGATTTATATTTACAAGCTGCTGATGATATATATCTAAGACCACAAGGTACTGAAAATGGTGTTGTTATAGTAGGTAATGGAGATGTTACTCTTTATTATGACAATGTCGCAAAACTATCAACAACAAGCACAGGAGTTACTATTACAGGAACAATTAGTTCAGGAGCAATTACAACTTTAGCAAAAGGTGGTCAGTTTGGCAGCACTGGTTACTATGTAAACTCTACATTTAAAGATGTTGCTGATAATTGCGGAGTTATATTAGGTCATAACGATACTAATAATGGTGTTGGTGTTATAGCGGGTATTAATCAATTAGCTTTTTTAACTTATGGGTCAGCTTGGACTCAAGCTTTATTATTAGATGGTTCACAAAACGCAACTTTTTCAGGAAGTGCAACTATAAGAAAATCTGCTTTAGGTGGTTCAACTGCAATGGCTGATGGTACTTTAGTTTTAGGTGCAGGATCAACTAATTATTTTAGTTTAAGATTAGATTCTGGTGCTGATTTATATTTAGATAAATCCTATGGTGGTGTTGCTGCTAATGTTTTCAGTATAGATAGAAGTTCTACTAATGGAAATATAACTTTTGCAGGGAATATTTCTGCTCCAGAGTTTGATCTTCCTTCAGGTGGTATGCTTGATTGGGCAAACGGAGATGCGCGGATTGTAGAAGGCTTAGTTAATAATTATAGTTTATCATTTCAAACATATGATGGTAGTA